GTGGAGGCGCTCTATTAAGGAACATTTTGACCATACTTGCATCTATTGCGGAAAGACTTATGATTTATCTCAACTCTCTATTGATCATGTCCATCCTCGCTCTCGCGGAGGACAAGATGTCGCAACAAATGTCGTATGTGCGTGTACCCGCTGTAATCAGGAGAAAGGAAGTACACCCGTCCTTGACTGGATGAGAGAAAAATTTGGAGTCAATAGGCTCCGTGAAAAACTTATTATGGAGCATATTGGTTAAATGGATAAAGAGCAAAAAGTAGCGTATGAAATTATACGTCAACGTATTGTTAACGAAATTGATCGCCTAGAATCTTTAGATAAACCTGGTTCCTCACTGAAAAGATGGCGACGTTTTGGCGCTGCTTTTTCTTGGGATCCAACAGTTTATCCAGAAATTCTTGAAAAACCAACCGTTAGCGATAAAGAATTGATGAGTCTTCTGCGTAATACAGAGACTAAATTTATGAAAAAATGGGGTGTTATCGATAAAATACCTCTTCATCATATTATTGCTAACAGAACTGGTGGTGATTTAGGTCTTAGATTACCAGTCGATACATGGGAAGAAGTAAAAAAGCGTGTATTTGATGCAACAGGTGCACGTCCCGGCAATGGTGCTGCTAATTTGAATGCTGCAAGTCAATTTGATGAACGGTCTCATTTAGGTAGAGCTGGAGCTAAGGGTTCTGTATTCGATCCTGCATTAGGTTATGGTGATCCAGCTGATCCCACACGTTCTCCTATTTTACATGGTCCAGGTACAAAAGATTTTGGAACTAAATTAGGTAAAGATCCTGTTATTTTACGTAGTTCTCCTGCAGAAATTGCTGAATCTCTTACACCAGAAGTTGTAAAACAGCAGGAAATTTTTGAAACTGTTTCTAGAGATCCTATAGTTCAGCAACAACGTGATGTATTAACGCAAGCGGGTTATCCTGAAGCATTTAAACCTGATACACCGATTGAACGTATTCAAGAAATTTCTAAAGAAATTAAAGGAACTGATATTCCTAAACGGTTTGCACAAGCATTTGATTTTACAAGTGGTGCAGCTAAATTAACTTTTCCTAATAAAACGTTTGGTGCCTTAATTCCTGGTGTTGGTATTGGTTTTGGTGCCCTTGACGTGGCTGAACGTTCAGCTAAAGCAGCTGAAACAAAAAAACCTATTGATGTTGTCCAAGCCTCTTTAGCTGGAGCCGGTATGACACCTGCTATTGGTATTTTTGCTGACGCTGGTAACATTGTGATTGATACTGCAAGATTTCTTTCAAGCCCATTTACTAGACAAAAGATTACAGAAGGTGCTAAAAAATCTTTTACAGGTGCTTATAAAGGACGTTACTAGAAGCCCCTACAAGCCCTTTCCACCCCTTCTACCCTACTATTTAAATTATGGATTGTCATTATTGCGGAGCACCCGCTACAACTAAAGATCACATTATTCCAATCAGTTATAATTACAACGGACGCCCCAATAATGCTAATGCTAAAGGTGGTAAAACAGTAGATTGTTGTCGAGAATGTAACAGTTTACTTGGCGCTAAAGCTTTGTTTAGTATTGAAGAACGCGCACATGAAATTGCAGAGTGCCTTGAGCGTAGATATAAAAAGGAACTTAATGCTCCCGTTTGGACTAAAGAAGATCTCGAAGAACTTGGTCCTACGCTTCAAAAACAGATAAAAGCTAAACAATTCTTGCGAGATGAGATCTTGGAACGAACCAGGAATGCTGTGAGCGTAGCCCAGGGGCTCCTAGAACGGGCGATACCCCTATGGAGTGATTAATGAATCAAAAATCAAAAAACAAAACCGTTACAGACGATTCTCCAAAATCTACTTTAGACCTCCTTAGAGGCGATTTTAAGCTATTCTTACAGGCTTTATGGACACAACTTGATCTACCAAACCCTACCCGTGCACAATATGCAATCGCAGACTATCTTCAGCATGGCCCTAAGCGTCTTCAAATACAAGCTTTTCGTGGAGTTGGCAAATCATGGATCACAGGAGCCTTCGTACTCTGGACTTTATTTAACAATTCGGAGCGAAAAATTATGATCATTTCAGCTTCTAAAGAACGGGCAGACAACATGTCTATCTTTCTACAGAAGCTGATTATTGAAACCCCTTGGTTGTCACATATGAGACCTAAATCAGATGATTCACGATGGTCTCGGGTGTCATTTGATATTAATTGTGCTCCTCACCAAGCACCTTCTGTTAAGTCAGTTGGTATTACAGGTCAGCTCACGGGTAGCCGTGCAGACCTCATGATTCTAGATGATATTGAAGTACCAGGTAACTCCATGACAGAACTCATGAGAGAAAAACTCCTGCAACTTTGTACTGAAGCTGAATCTATCCTAACACCTAATGAAGATAGTCGTATTATGTACCTCGGTACTCCACAGACTACCTTTACTGTTTATAAACGACTAGCAGAACGTTCTTATAAACCTTTCATTTGGCCAGCACGTTACCCACGTAAAACAACAAATTATGAGGGTTTATTAGCACCACAATTGGTTGAAGATCTTGAAAAAGGTGCTGAAAAATGGGACGTTACAGATGATCGCTTTGATAATGAAGACCTAATTGAACGTGAAGCATCAATGGGTCGTAGCAACTTTATGTTGCAGTTCATGCTCGATACCTCTCTTAGTGATGCAGACAAATTCCCGCTTAAATGTGCAGATCTTATTGTTACCGCTGTCAATCCTAAGTCTGCTCCTGAGTCAGTCATCTGGTGCTCAGACCCACAAAACGTTATCAAAGACCTCCCCACAGTCGGTTTACCTGGAGATTATTTCTACAGTCCAATGCAGCTCCAGGGAGAATGGGATTCTTACACGGAAACAATCTGCTCGGTTGACCCGTCGGGTCGTGGCTCAGATGAGACGACAGCAGCTTATCTCTCACAACGTAACGGTATCTTGTACTTGCACGAAATGCGTGCTTACCGAGACGGATACTCAGACAAAACATTACTGGACATTCTAAAAGGTTGTAAAAAGTATGAAGTATCTAAACTTGTCATTGAAACTAATTTTGGTGACGGTATTGTTAGCGAGTTGTTCCGAAAACATCTTCAACAAACAAACCAAAGAATTGATGTTGAAGAAGTCCGAGCAACTGTTAGAAAAGAAGACAGAATTATTGACTCCCTTGAACCCATCCTTAACCAACATCGACTCATTATTAACAGATCAGTTATCGAATGGGATTTTAGATCTAACCCAGATGAAGCTCCCGAAAAACGATTGATGTATATGCTCTTCTATCAGATGAGCCGTATGTGTCGTGAAAAAGGTGCCGTTAAACATGACGACAGAATTGATTGTCTTGCTCAAGGTGTCCAATACTTTACAGATGCAATGGGTATCTCTGCTCAAGAAGCTATCAAAGAACGTAAACGTATGGAGTGGAATTCAATGTTAGAAGAGTTTATAGACGACCCTCAATCTTCCGCAAATCACATGGTTTTAGGTATGAATTACGAGCAAAGACAGCAAGCTAAAGGTACGACAAAAAACTCAGTCCCTAACTGGATTTAGAGCGACATCAACTTTACCCCCTCATCTATACAGGAGGAGGGAAGGGTGGACCCGCCTCCTGAAGGGAGGATTTCGAGACAAGCTCTCAATCCTCCTTTTACTATATGTCCCCGGGAAAGGACATTCTGTAAGTAACGACACAAACTAACTCCACACTTTCTATTAACTGACTGAATCCCGGAGAACCGATTGAACCGCCAATCCAAAACCACCAATCCCACCACAACTTATACTACTGTATGTCCCACTCCGTACAACTCGTACATGCTACACCTGACGCTGAATCCTTAGTAGCCTACATGGCTAGAGTGTCTAATCCTGATAACCAAGATAACCCAGACTCAGAACGTTTAATTAGATATTTAATTAAACATAAACATTGGTCACCTTTTGAGATGGTTAATATGTGTGTGGAGATTGAGACAACCCGAAGTGTTGCTGCTCAAATCTTACGACATAGATCCTTTAGTTTTCAAGAATTTAGTCAACGTTATGCTAAAGTAGATAAACCTGCCGCTATCCCGCACCTTAGACGTCAAGATAATAAGAATAGACAGAATAGTATTGATGATCTAGATTTTTATACCACTAAAGACTTTACAATCAAGATTAATAGCTTGTTTGAGCTTAGTGAGAGCCTGTATAAGGAGATGTTGCAAGCTGGTGTAGCTAAAGAGTGTGCTAGAGATATCCTTCCCCTCTCAACACCTACTAAACTCTATATGAACGGTACTCTCCGCTCTTGGTTGCATTATACAGACCTAAGATGCGCTAACGGGACTCAATATGAACATAAACTTATTGCAGATCAATGTAAAGACCTTATTAAACAGCAATTTCCTACTATTTATGCAGCTATGTACTGCAATTAATTATGTGTCTCCTTAATATGCTTGTCGTTGGACTCGTTGAAACTGGTCCAGACGTCTTTCAACTGCATTTACTGGCGGAAACGGGGGAGGTAGTAGAGTATACCCTCTCAAAAAATGACAGAAATTTGTCAGACCTATATTTTAATAAGAATTACAAATAAATCCCCCATTGGGGGTATAACAAATACAAATTATTTGTGATTGATTGTTTATTCTTATCAGCCCCGCTCGCTATGTTGCCGCCTTCGGCGTCACCTCCGCTCGCTCCCCCTGGTTATCAGTATTGCACTGTGTAAATATGATTTAACCGGGGTAATCGGAGCGAGCACGTAGTGCGAGCGGGGGAATGTATGCGTGTTAAATGTTATGTGAGAATGATTATCATTATTACTGTCTCATCGTGAGACTCAAATAAGAAAACATCTGTACACGCTATATACACAAATACGTTACGTTTACGCCACGTTTACGTGTTAACGCCAGTTCAACAAGTGAACACTGTCTCACCCATCTCAGCTGATACTGTGCCATACTATGTGCATAGTCAAGGGAGATTCAATGATTCACACCGACAAGTTTTATAGTCAACCAACTGTATTTAAGTTGACAACATGTTTAGAGGATAAGTATATCCAACTCGACACACGTGGTAACATCTCCAAGATGCAATCTATCACGGGTAAGATTGGCAACACGTTTATGCGTGCTGTCAGTTATGTTTCAAATGACGCTGCTGTTTACCAGGAGATTAACTGATGAAGACAGAAACGTACACATTACCAACTGAACTTGCATCACTATTTATCAACGGTGATTACAGCATTGTTGATTATGTTGATGATGATTTATATGAGGAAGCTATCACTGCATTTCTGAAGGAATTAGAGTTAGACGGTGGTGAGATTATTGATGTTGTTGAAGACAGCGACACATTCCGTAAGTATCACGACATGTCAGATTACGGCGTGTTAGCGTGTAACTGTTCAGACTACATTGTGAGGTTTGGTTGATGCAACGTGTTAAACTAAAGGAGACAACATTTATCCTTGGTGATAAGCCAATGAAGACGTTGTTATGGTGCGACAAACAGAAACGTTCTAAGCGTAACAAACCAGCAAAGATCAATGGTATTATTGTCACCAACACTGTGGAGGTATTCCATGAAGTATGACGTTGAAGAGCATGTAGACTTTTGGTATGATTCACTCAACGATTGTTATACTAACTGTATGACAGTTGATATGATTTGTGCTTATGTTGAAGCTATCAACGACATGGAAGCCACCTGGTAAACTGTCCACCACCGCTTGACTTTCCACCGATTCTCTGCCATACTAAAAGCATGAACAAACCAAACAAGCACGGCGTCATCGCCTCATCTGATTATCTAGCAGACATTGCACGTCAATGCATTGAGCGTGAGTTGATGCAACGTCAGTGTCGTGCTGCGTCTCATCATTATGAGTATAAGACGTGGAACATCAGCGACAGACACTAAACAAACTGTCCACTACCTATTGACTTTCCATCCAATCTCTGCCATACTATGCTCATGACTTACACACGCGATCAACTCATCAACGCACTTCAGCATGAGTATGAGTATCTCATCCATGACGACTTCGATCCTGACGTTGACATGTCTGCTACTGAGCATCTTGACTATCTCAACTCACTCAACGTCGAGCAACTCATCGATGCTACTGACTGCGATGCTGAGTACACACTAGATGAGTTTATGTCTAACTACGGTTGATGTTTACCTTGAGGGGATATATTCCCTTCAATGTAGACTTCTATCGTCTACGTCATTCACCTTACACATTCACACATGCTCAACACTCTGTCTGCTATCACTCGTTCTCTTCAATGCGGTGAAGTTCTTGCACCGATGCGTAGTTCTTCATGTGTTGATTATATCGTCTGTAATCTCTTCGGTGGTTATGTTCGAGTGTCATTCAACAATGGCAGCACTTACGACTACAATGCACGCAAGCGTGACATCTTGAAGTTGCTGACTGACAAGAACATCAGCTACGGTTTCTTTGTCAACAACTGCCTCAACCTTGACAATCCTGTCAGTGGTTACAGTTTGACTGCTGCTTGATAGGTGACGACTTCGTCGCCATCGCTAACACATTTCACATACACACATCCACTAACTAACATGTTCTTCAAACCCAACAACTTCAAGTCTTCCAACGTGCGTTCCATCATGCTCAATCCTACCACTAACCAGGTGATTGTTCAGTACATCAACAACGCTAAGACTTATCTCTACGATAACGTTAGCGAGGAAGCAATTATTAATTTCTTCTTCGGTGATTATGATTCTGTTGGTAAGTTTGTCAATGCTTACTGCAAGCCACAGATGACAACTGTTGTCGGCTGAAGGCATCTCCTTCGACTCTGCTGATTCTTTCCACTTTGTCTCTTATCAAACAACACCTTTACGACATCATGACTGCTACCACTTTGTCTCCTCTTGAAGTTCATGTCTCTAACATCATTGAGTCTGACTCTGTGTCTGAGGTTGACAAGTTCTTGACTGAACTTGCTGCCTACGGTATCGATGACGTTGAGCACTTCGATGATGCTTTCTCTGGTTGTTATCGTAGTGAGGCAGACTTTTGTGAGGATTTAGTTACTGACACTTGCTCTGAGCAGATTGACAGTCTTCCGATGTGGGTTCAGACTGCAATCGACTGGGAAATGGTATGGCATCAGACGATGCAATATGACTACTTCTCGGTGTACTTTGACGGTGAATACTACATCTTCAACCGTAATGTGTGATTAATTTGTATCACTTAAGCTGCCGTTGTTTGTGTTAGATAACGGCAGTTTTTTTTGTGATTCACATTCATAGCACATTCACACAAGCAAGTCCGCAGTTTTAATTATGTCTTGGAACGAATCAACAATCATCCTTGCCATCATTGGTATGGTAGGATTATTCAGCACGGCTACTATCTTCCAACGTGCTAACCGTATTACATCACGTTACTACAACAACAACAAATGATCACTATCTACTATCGGTGTTCAATTCTTAACAGTGATAGGGTTTGTGTATGCCACAATTCTCTTGAAGAAGAACAAGTTCAACGCTTGTTAAAGGCTGGACATACTATTAAAAAAGTTGAATATTAAAATGGCAAACAAAGAGCTACACGATGATGACTTCTTCATCCGTAATGCTGTCTTATGCTGGCTACATTACTTTGGGGAAGATCATAAATGGTCAGCAAAGTACAAAGAACTAGCGGAACGTGACACCTATGCACCAAAACCAAAACCAAAACCACGTCCAGCACGGCGAAGAAAATCAACCAATACTGTTAAAGAGCTCTTATCTTAAAGAGTATGAGTACACACAAATTGACGGTCAGGTGAAGTATTTACTAGCACCCAATTTAGAGCAAGCTGCATGGTCTGCTGCTGAATTGTCCGGTGGCAGTCGATTTCTAAAAAACGTAAAGCTAACCAATGAGTGGTAATTATTTCCCCAACAACTGGGAAGCATGGCATGAAATGCCTGAAGAATATTTAGCCACGCCTACGTGGGAAGAGTTTGAAGATTGGAAACTGCGTGGCTGGGAGATTCCCAGTTCTGTTTGTTGCATCATCAGAGCAGAAACAGCCAAAGGTAAAATCAAAGAGTATGTTTACCAGAAACCACACGCTGCAGAACAACGCATCAAACGTCTTGTAGACGAAGGTGTGTCGTTTTCTATTTGTACTGATGAAGAACTCCGCCACATTGCACCTGTTAAATCACATGAGTCTGATTAATCTTGAACAATTCGATGAGCTAGTTGAGGACTATCCTGAGCTGGCTCAGTGCTACGATTTCACATACACGCAAAGCAAGTCCGCACCTGAGGAGGAGCCTATTGCCCACACCAGCTGAGATTGATGAACAAATACAACTTGAGCGTGATGCTATATCACAAGGTCTCAAGAAACTAAGAAAGAACACACGTGACTTAGAGGACAAAGACTATGCGTCTGCTACTGTTTACGGGGCTGCTTCTATTGATACCCTGTTGCCTCTTGTGGTGGCACGTATTGAGTCAACTACTACTAGGTTAAGGAAAGGTAATGCAGGCATAGCATTCAAAGAGATACAACAGTATCTTGCTGATGTTGAACCTCTTGCTGCTGCTGCACTAGCAGTCAAAGTAACCTTTGATAAAGTATTCTCATATAAAGAGAAAAGTAATCAAGCTACTAAAATATGTGAATCGATTGGGCTAGCTGTTGAACAAGAGTGTCAGATGAGACACTATGAGAAACATGCCCCAGGTTTACTTAAGAAACTAAAGGATAATTACTGGCATCGCAGCATCGGCACGCAGCAAAAGCTAGTAGTCATTCGCACCTTAATGAACCGCTATGAAATCCAACAATGGAAGACATGGGGTAGCTCTAATCGTATCAAGCTTGGTGGTTGGCTGCTAGATTGCATCATGCAAAGTAGCGGTTGGTTCGCTAAAGACATGCAGACACAAGGACGTAAACGTGTTCAATATGTCATACCTACGCCTGAGTTCTTAGAAATTAAGGATTCAATCATGCGTGATGCTGAACTATTCAGCCCACTTGCATGGCCAATGCTTATCGAACCAAACGACTGGGAGAACGACAGGCAAGGTGGTTACCTCTTGAATGAGGTGATGCGAGGGCATGATATGGTGCGTCGCGGTAACCCCTCATCTATACAGGGAGATAAACCACTGGAGTTCTTGAACAAGATCCAGAAGGTTGCTTACCGATTAAACCCTTTCACTGTAAGGGTAGCGGAAGAGCTAGATAGATTGGAACGAGCTGTTGGTAAGTTCCTCCCTATTATTCATCATGAACTACCTCCTAAACCAGTAGATATTGCTACTAATAAAGAAGCAAGACATGACTACAACAGAAGAGCTGCAGAGGTACATAATCTGCAAGCACAAGAGTTTAGGAAATCATGTCGTACTCGCATGACAATGCAAGCAGTGGAGAGGTTTAAAGGTAGAGATAAATTCTATATTCCTTGGTCGTTTGACTATAGGGGTAGAGCTTATCCTATACCTGCATTCCTTACACCACAAGATACAGACTTTGGAAAAAGTTTGTTGATGTTTGCTGAGGGGTCTTATGTTACTCCTGAGTCTGAAGGTTGGTTAGCCTTTCAGGTCGCTACTACATACGGTCTGGATAAAGCTCCAATGTCTGAACGTTTGGAGTGGGTACAGAACAACACACATCTAATCTCTTGTGTCGCTTCTGATCCCATATTACACATTCACGAATGGGAAACAGCTGATGAACCTTGGCAATTTCTTGCTGCGTGCGATGAATATTATCATTGTGTACTTAAGTGTGATCGTCATTTTACAAGTCTACCTGTAGCAACAGATGCTACTTGTAGTGGTCTACAAATCCTTGCAGGTCTTGCACGTGATAAAGAGACTGCTAAACTTGTTAATGTTTTACCGTCTGAACGTCCACAAGATGCTTACAAGGTAGTTGCTAATGCTGCTACACCTTTCTGTCCTAAATCTATCCAACCTTACATGGATAGGAAGACTGTTAAGCGTGTCGTAATGACCGTCCCTTACAATGCTAAACCATTTAGCAACCGTGGGTACATCAGAGATGCGTTAGCTGAGAAAGGTGTTGAGATTGATAAAGATGACTTGACAAAGACTGTTGTCGCTGTTAGAAATGCTATGGATGAGGTCGTACCTGGTCCTATGGCTGTCATGAGTTGGATTGAGTCTGAGGTTGGTAAAGCTATTGACCGTGGTGAGACAACACTAACATGGACAACTCCATCTGGTTTTGTTGTCACACAGAAACTCATGAAGAAAGAGACAGTCCGCATTGATCTACAGTTGATGGGTCGCTGTCAGTTAACTGTCGCAGTTGATGACTCCGACAAAGTTGACAAGCAACATCACAAAAATGCAACAGCACCTAATCTAATTCATTCTCTTGACGCATCACTTCTACACTTCAGTGCGTTGGCTTTTGACGCACCGATCGCTCTCATTCATGACTCTGTATTGTGTCGTGCTACTGATATGTCATCTCTCAGTACAATCGTACGAGAGACATATATGCACCTCTTCGCAGAGCATGATTACTTGCGAGACTTCGCTTACCAAATAGGAGCGGAGACTGAACCACCGATCATTGGAGACCTTGAACCGGAATCCGTGATTGAATCCACTTATTTTTTCTGTTAATGCCACGTACTATCCACAAAACTGAACAGCCTGTTGTCCTTGAAGGTTATCAAGCTGTACTGAAGCCAAGTAAGTTTGGCTATTCCCTTTCTGCTATCGTTGATGAAGGAATGGTTGATGTCCTTGAAGAGGATCGCACTGAATCTCTTGAATGGGCACAATCTAAACTCAAGAACCCTAAGCGTTCTGTTCTCAAGCCTGAACCTTGGGAAGAGGTTGCAGAGGGTCAATACAAAGTTAAATTCAGTTGGAATGAAGACAACCGTCCGCCCGTCGTTGACACTGAAGGTACACCAGTCACAGACGAAAATACACCCATGTATTCTGGTAGTCGCGTTAAGCTTGCGTTCTATCAGAAACCATATATCCTCAAGGATGGTGTCACTTACGGAACAAGCCTTAAACTGGTTGGTGTTCAACTGGTGTCTCTCAATGCAAGCGCTGGAGTAGATACAGGTGACATGGGTGCAGACGAAGTAGCTGCACTGTTTGGTAAGACTACTGGCTTCAAAGCTGGTGAACCTGTTGTAACTCCATCTACTGACACTGTTGACGACGACTTCTGATGATTGAACATACTATTGAAAAAGATGAGACCCTTGGTCTTTATCGCTGCACAATGACTGCAACTCTGCCACCAATTACCGTGACAAAATACAAAAAGTCTCGGGATGACTTTCGCTACGAAATGCAGCGTGCAATCAACGAAATTGTTGATGAGCTAGTTGATCAAGCACTGGAGGATTAATGGCATTTCGCTCCGGGCTTGAGGAGAAGGTTGCTGATCTACTTGTTGAGCTTGGAGTTAAGTACGAGTACGAAACAACTAAGGTCCCTTACGTTATCCAACATATTTATACACCTGATTTCATTCTACCCAATGGTGTTGTGTTGGAGTGTAAGGGATACTGGGATGCAGAAGATCGACGCAAGATCAAAGCAGTGAAGGAATTGAATCCTGATCTTGACTTGCGTATGGTCTTCCAAGCTCCTTACAATAAGATCAGCAAGAAATCAAAAACTACATACGCTAAATGGTGCGATAAGCATGACATTCCTTGGACATCCTTCCAAGACATCCCGCTTAAATGGCTCCTCTGAGTTTTTATTTCATGAGCCATGTGAGCAGTGTGGATCATCAGATGCCAAGAGTGTATACGATGATGGTCATTCATACTGCTTTGTTTGTCATCACTACACACATGGTGATGGTGAACCTACAAAACACATTCACGACTCAAAACGTGTGGAATTAAAAGGCTCAGCCGAACGGCTGCAGAAACGAAAGATCTCAGAGAAAACTTGTCAGAAATACAAGATCTACCGTGATGGAGATAAGCTACGCTTTTACTATCATGACGAAGATGGCATCGTAAAAGGTGCTAAAATAAAAACCAAAGACAAACAATTTCGCTATGAAGGAGAGTCAACAGGCACCTTCTTTGGACAACACTTGTTTCCTTCCTCTGGAAAACGAGTTGTCATCACAGAAGGAGAACTCGATGCAGCTTCGTGTTATGAAGCTATGTCGGGGTGGCCGATGGTATCACTACCTAGCGGTGCCGCTGCGGCAAAGAAGTCGGTTCAACGGAATCTCCAGTGGCTCCAGGGTTATGAGGAGATTGTCTTGTTCTTCGACAATGACGATGCGGGCCGTAAGGCGGCGGAGGAATGCTGTCAAGTATTACCACCGGGCAAGGTCAAGGTCGCTAATTTACTCGGCGACTATAAAGATGCGTCAGACGCCTTATCTGCCAATGACTCTCACTCGGTTTGTAAGGCTATTTGGGACGCGAGACCTTACCGTCCTGATGGGATCGTTGAAGGAAAATCCCTTTTAGAACTTGTAACCACACCATCACCTGCTGCAGATCATGACTACCCATTTCAAGGATTACAATCAAAGCTTCACGGGATCAGGTATGGAGAGCTTGTCACGATCACTGCAGGATCTGGTATCGGAAAATCCTCATTCTGTCGTGAACTTGCAACTAACCTTCTTGACAAGGGGGAACGGGTCGGTTATCTGGCGTTGGAAGAATCCAACCGTCGTACAGCCCTAGGACTTATGTCCGCTCATGTCGGTAAGTCTTTACATTTAGGAGAGCATAGCCATGAGGAGCTTGTTCAAGCCTTTGATTCCACAATGGCTAAATGGAACCTTTACTTATTTGATGGCTTTGGATCCTATGATCCTGACGTCATCTACAACCGTATTGAGTACCTGGCTTCGGGTCTCGATTGCCGCATCATCTTCCTTGATCACCTTTCTATCCTGTTGTCAGGTCTAGATGGTGATGAACGTCGCATGATTGATACTACAATGACAAAGCTTCGTTCTCTAGTTGAGCGTACGGGCATTGCATTATTTCTTGTAAGCCACCTGAAACGTACCTCAACAGATCAAAACCATGAAGAAGGAGCACGTGTCACACTTGGACAGCTCAGAGGATCTGCGGCGATTGCACAGCTTTCTGACGCATGTATTGGACTCGAACGAGATCAGCAGAGTGGAGGCAAACAGTCTGATACGACTGTTAGAATCCTCAAGAATCGATATTCTGGCGAGACTGGCGTCGCCTGTCAACTAAGTTACGATCTACCTACTTGTAAATTCTATGAAACTCAACCAGAACCAGAGTTCAATGCAGCAACGGACTTCTGAATTGAAACGACCTAACCCACCTACTGCTGAAGCTATCAAGCGTGCACAGTTCGTAGATAAAACGTACGTATGGAACCAGAAGTGAATCTAATCTTTGATTTAGAGACCGACGGTTTACTTTATAATGTTTCTTCCATCCACTGCCTTGCTATTCATGATCTCGATACAAAGAAAACTATCGCGTATAACGACACGGGTAATCAAGAGCCTATCATACGAGGGGTACAACGCTTACTCGATGCTGATTGTATTATCGGGCACAACATTATTGGCTATGATCTTCCTGTTATCAGGAAACTTTATCCCTGGTTTAACCGCAATCCTTACATCATTGACACTCTTCTTTTGTCTAGGCTCTATCATCAAAACATGATGGATCTAGATAAGAAACACACTTGGAAAGACATGCCGTTACAGCTATACGGTAGACATTCTCTTGAAGCATACGGGTATCGTTTAGGTGAATTTAAAGGTTCATTCAGCAAGTCTACTGATTGGAAAAACTGGAGCCAAGAAATGGAAGACTATTGTATACAAGATGTCAACGTTACCACCAAATTATGGGATCACTTCCAACCCTACCTGAATGGGTAGAATTAGAACATCAAGTACAGCAAATCTTAACGGAGCAAGAGATTCATGGATGGCGATTTGATGAAGCTGCTGCATGGGAACTTACATCTGCTCTCACAGGAGAGCTTCGAGAGACTGAAGAGTCATTACGAAGGCAACACCCTTACATCGCAGGAGCAGAATTCACTCCGAAACGAAATAACCGCACGCAAGGATATGTTGCGGGTGCACCCTTTACTAGATTAAAAGAATTAAATTGTACTTCACGAGACCATATTTCATGGATCCTGCAAACCTTTCATGGCTGGAAGCCGAAGACGAAGACAGCTACTGGGAAACCAGTTATCGACGAAGTTATACTGACAGAGATTGGATCTCCGATTGCTATGGAGTTTCTGAAATGTTTGACGGTAACGAAAATGCTTGGTCAAGTCTCGCAAGGCACGAACGCTTGGCTCAAGTTATGTACGAATGACCGGATACATCATCACTGCAGTGTTGCAACAAATACACACCGCTGCGCTCACAGAAACCCAAACCTCGCGCAAGTCAACAGCGATGGTAGATTTAGAGAACTCTTTATTCCAAGTCCAGGGCTACGTATGGTCGGCGCTGACTTGTCTGGGATTGAGCTGCGGATGCTTGCTCATTATTTGGCTAGGTATGATGAAGGCAGATACGCCGACATCCTCCTCAATGGAGACATACATCAGACTAACGCAGATAAAATCGGCATTAGTAGAAGAGCTGTCAAAACAGTAACATACGCTTTTTTGTATGGCGCTGGTGACGAAAAGATTGGCTACAGCTATGACTCACAATTATCATCAGCAGCCGCTAAGAAAAAAGGAAAAGAGATCCGTTCTGCATATGTTGACGCGGTTGAAGGTCTCGGCGATCTCTTGGTGGCTATTAAGAAGGCTTCAGAACGTGGATTTATCAAATCTATCGATGGTAGAAAAATTACGGTTGATTCACCTCATAAAGCGCTGAACTACTGTCTCCAGTCAGGAGCAGGTGTTGTCGCTAAGCGGTGGATGGTTATCAACCAACAGACAATGAAAGAGGCACAGATATGTGCTTCACAATTAGGATTTATTCATGACGAGCTACAATTTGAGTGTGCCCCAGAGCACGTCGAAGACTTATCTACATCCCTGGTATATAGCGCTACAGCGGCTGGGGAATACTACAACATGCGAATCCGAATCGACGCGGAAGCAACCCAAGGAAACAACTGGAGTGAAACACATTGAGAAGTAAAACCATGATGGGGCTGAGTAAATTCAAGCCCAACAACTCAAAGAAAACTAAACAAGGTACTGGTCGCCATAGTAAACCTAAGGCAGACAAGAAAATTTATCGAGGACAAGGCAGGTGAAACTACTCGTAGACGCTGATTACGTAGTCTACAAGTGTTGTGCCGGAGCCGAAACAGAAATTGATTGGGGTGATGATGTAATCCTAGTTACAAGTAAATTCAGTGAAGCTTATTCTAATGTTGTAAGTAACCTCAAAAAAATTGCTCAAAATTTTTTATGGGATGTCCCCGAACTTGTTCTGTTCTTTAGCGACAGTGTAAACTTTCGTAAATCTATTCAGCCCTCATACAAGGGGCATCGACAACGCAAGAAACCTTGCGGCTACAAGCGTGTGATCAACCAGCTCAAGACTGAGTATGAAGTGATCGTCATGCCAACACTTGAGGCTGATGATGCCTTAGGTATTTATGCCACAGCTAATCCTGGTAATGTCATCTGCTCACCTGACAAAGACATGCGCCAGATTCCTGGTAAACTCTTTGACATGACAGAAATGATGAATGTGGAAGAGGATGAAGGCAAGCGGTGGCACCTCATTCAAACCTTAGCAGGAGATCAAACAGATGGTTATGCCGGTGTACCCGGTATTGGTATTAAGCGTGCAATCACCCTATTCGAGGAGAAAGGGTATTCTTGGAAGACTGTCACCGAAGCGTTTGCTGACAAAGATCTTTCGGAAGATGTTGCGCTGGAAAATGCAAGACTCGCGAAGATCCTTACAGCATCAGACTATGACTTCGAGCAACAAACCCCAATACTTTGGTCCCCCTCCGCCGATTACGTCATTGACGGTGGAACAGGATCTAAAAATGCGTCAGATAAAGGACGCACTTGAAAACCCTGAGACTTCTAAGGAGGACATCATTACTGTCTTCCTTGCGTTACAACGTCAGTGTTATGTCTTAGGAAATAACATGACACAACTCCTTAAAACATGTCAGTATCACCCGCCCACTACACAAGAGGTTCCATAGAAGTTTGGGACTTCATTCGTGATCAACAACTCAATTACCACCTAGGCAATGCTATTAAATATATTTGCCGTGCCGGTTACAAAAGTCCTAGCACCAAGGCTGAAGACATTAAAAAAGCTATCCACTATCTTGAAAATGAACTCAAGCACATCAAACCAGAGCCCCATGTCGGGTCATTACAGGGCGACATCCCTAAGCGATCAGGCGATCCAGTTCAGGACAGCTTATGGATCGACGAATGGGATTGGAAATCGGACCACGCAACGGGCTTTGATCGATGAAGAGTTTCAAGAGTTTATGCACGCTTATGATCATGAAAGTTATGAGCAAGAACTGAAGGAACTAGCAGATTTGGTTTACGTCTGCTTTCAGTTTGCAGAAAATATGGAATGGGATCTAGAGGAAGCTTTGGATCGTGTTCATAAATCAAACATGTCCAAGCTTGGTTTGGACGGTAAACCTATTCGCCGTGCTGACGGTAAAGTCCTGAAGGGACCTAACTATAAACCACCAATCCTCTCCGATCTAGTTAATCCATGACCACCTCATATATCTCTCGCACGGGTCGTGTTCAGTCTTGGCTGGATGACCCTACTTCCCGCCTGCCTGTCTCCTGTACTGTCTTTGTTGTTGAAGATAGTATTGAAGGTGACAATGGTATTGAAGCTAGCTGGAAGTTTGTTTCTCACGCACTGCGTTTCGGCGCAGGGTGCGCTGTTCACTTGTCTAAATTGCGTCCACGGGGAACTGAAAATGAAAAAGGTCTAGTAGCATCTGGACCTGTAAGCTTTGCTAAAATCTACAGCACTCTGAATGAAATCCTACGTCGCGGCGGGGTGTACAAAAATGGTGCTGTGGTTTGCCATATCGATCTCTCGCACCCTGATGCATTGGAGTTTATCCAAACACCACGTGCTGAACTACCTTGGGTAAAGCGTTGTATTAACATTAAACCTGAATGGTGGGAAGCCTGTACGTTTAAGGAAGAGCTTCTCTATGGTATCAAATCTGGTGACATCTGGCTGAACAAAGTAAAGTATGACAAAGAAGGAAACCGAATCCGTGGCAATGTCTGCCTTGAAGTTTACCTGCCCTCACGCGGCACATGCCTGTTGCAACATGTCAATCTCGGTGCCTGTGAATTCGACGACATCCCTCGGGCTTTTGTTGAAGGTATGTCACAATTGTGCTCACTCCATGGTGAGACAAATGTTGGCGAAAGCGGAGAGTATCTCCCAAGCACAGTTGACCGGCAAGTCGGACTTGGAATGCTCGGACTCGCTAACCTACTTCGTCGATACGGAGTAACATACGATCAGTTTGGTCGTGCACTTGAACAATACAACAACGGCGAAACCGTACGTTCAGCAGCTTATGAACTTGTCACCCAACTTGATTCTGGAATTAAACAAGCAGCCACAATTGCTAGCACTGCTAACATGGTTCGAGCCTTTGCTATTGCACCAACCGCCAGTTGCAGTTATCGAAGCTTGGATCTGGATGGCTATACTTGCACACCAGAAATCGCTCCACCTATCTCGCAGACTGTCGATCGCGACAGCGGTACTTTCGGAGTACAAACCTACAATTATGGTGACGTAGAGATCGCCTCTAAAGTAGGTTGGGAAGCCTACAAACGTGTTGCTGATGGCATCATGACTCTACTTAACAAGACTGGACTTCTTCACGGATACAGCTTCAACTCATGGAGTGATGTTGTAACCTATGACAATGCGTTCATTGAAGAGTGGCTTGAATCGCCCCAGACTTCTCTTTATTATAGTCTCCAAGTTATGGGCGACGTTCAAGATAAGTCAGATGCGTATGCTGCTTTAGAAGAAGCTGAAGTTGATGATTATCTTGCAAGTCTATTTTACGATGGGGACATTGAACCTCAATGTGATTGTGCAGAATGAATCCTTACGAAAAACTAATGGCGCGAAAGCGCAAATGGACACCAGTACAGACAACTGCTGGTACATGCAAAGAAGGCGCGGAGGAAGCAATCCACCGTGCTCTTGCATTGCGACATATGGAACTACCTGTGGGAGATTTTATCACTGA